CCGCCTGCGGCGTCCTGCCACTTGGTGTTGGCCCCCAAGGTTTCGGAGATCACCGTGGGATACCATCCGTTGTATGCGCAGATGCCTGCCCGTGACAGGTAGAAAAGCGTGTCGCCCACCACGGCCAGGCTCCGCTCACAGCCGTCCTTTACTCCCAGGGCGTCCGTGATCGTCCACTGGAAATTGGAGGGACGGTCACCCTGAACCTTGCAGATGCTCTCCGCTTTGAAGAAGGTCGGATAACCCTGATAGCTGATGCAGCCGGTGAAGTCCCCGGCCCCCACCGTATCGCTGGTCCAGCTGTCTGTGCTGAGCCCCTCGAATACGTAGAAGTTCCGGGGATTCCCCAGGGCGCTGGCGTAGATGGTGTCCCCCTTGCAGCCCCACAATCTATTTTCGTTGACGCAGACGAAGTCCATATTCGGCACACCGAAACTGATGGTCACCGTCCCGGATTCCGTATAGTCTGTGGGAATATCGGAAAACACCAAAGGATATCCGTCGATCCCGTCCTCCACCGTGATGGTGCTGGTTACGCCGCCGATCACCGCCGTGATGCTCACCTCGCCCATGGTTTCGACCCAGGTAAGGGTGTCCCCCTCGCTCATATCCGGAACCGTGAAGTGCTTCCGGCTGTAATAATAGGTTCCTGCCGCCAGGCCGTACACGTCGGCGGTGTACCGGATGGTGCTGTCCAGGGTGAAAGTGCCCTCATAGAACCGGAGGTAGTCTCCGTCCACCTCCCGGATCACCACGGTCTTGTTGTTCTGCGGATGATTCACACAGCCGGAGATGGATATCGCGTCGCCCGGCAGATAAGTCCAGGCAGCCCCGCTCTTGTATATCGTGTTGGCGTAGGCCGGGACCTCCTCGAAGGTTCCGTTCTTGAACTGAATCCCACTGTATTGATTCTCCACCTCCAATTTCCCGAACTCGTCCTTTTCCGTGTCGTAGTAGGCTTTGTCCGGGAATATGAGCACAAGGCTGCCCATGGCGGCGAACTGCTTCTTTGAGTCGGTGACTTTCCCCTTCTTCACCCCGTCGTAGTAGAACTCGGTCCCGTCCACCCACCAGGGCTTGTCCAGGGCGTCCAGTCCGTTGGGCCTGGCCACCGACCTTACGACGCCCCTCTTCTTTCTGGGCGTAAGCAGCGGGAATTCCCGGCTGCTCAGGTTCCGCATGTCGTAAAGCTCGCCGTCTCCGGCGTTCAGATTGTGGTTGATGCCGCCAAAGCTGGTCATCACCGCGGGGCGCATGATCGCCTTGTCGCTCATCATCGGAAGTTTCATTTTCCGTCATCCTCCATGAATCTGTGAAACCGGCGCAGGACCACCGCCAGTTCCTCCCGCGTCACCGGCTGCTTTGGTTTCCAGCTTCCGTCGGGGTAGCCCTCCATCAGGCCATTCTTGATGCACCAGCGGATGTCCGCTTCACTCCAGCGCCCGGTAATATCGTCCACGGGTTTCTCTTCTTCCTTGTACCGCGGTCTGCATACCCCGACGATTTGGCTGGGAAAGCGGCGTTTCTCGCACACCATACCTCCGTTGCTTTGGCTCCCGTCGGATGGCGAAGTGTTGCCCTCGATCGTACAAACACTGGCTGGCTGGCCGTCTTTCAAGTTCACAACGTCCGAAACCTTCACCACCAGGCCGCAGTGCTGGGTCTCCTTCGTCCCGCTGAAATTCAGGATCACGATGTCACCCCGCTGCACCTGCGCCACAGGAACTGTAAGGCCCTGTTCCCGATACCACCGCAGCAGCGTCCCGCAGGAGGCCGTCCGCCCGCCGCCGAAGAACGCCATCCTTTCCTGGGCTTCCTGGAATACCCACCAGAGAAAAGTGGCGCACCAGGGATAGGCGCTTCCGGAGACCTGTTTTCCGTAATAGGCGTCGTTGTACTTCACGCAATTCGACCCGGGCGGATTCTCCGTGACCCCCAGCTCCAGGGTGGCGATCTCGATGACTTTCTCTTTGCTCATATCGTTTCCTTTATCAGGTCCACGTCCAGGAGAGACTGGGCTCGTCGTAGAAAAGGATCATCGACACGGTCCCCCACGAGTCGCCGTATGTCGGTATGGTGATCGTGCTCCCGGCTGCTGTCACCAGGTTGTCCGGGTCATAAACACTTACCCCTGAAACCTGAATGAGTGCAGCGCTTGTCCCTTTGAACGAAAACGGGATCGGTCCTTTCAAGTTATTTTGTCCCGTCAAAAACAGGACTCCATATACTGCGCGGCACGATGCAGTCCCGGAAAACGTGAGCGTATGCGTTAGGTTATTCTGCGGCCAGGAATGCCTCACAAGGCTCATGTTTTTCACTCTTGGATATTCAATATAGCTGGTTGCCATGGCTTTACTCCTCCTGCGCGGGGGAACGCTGGTCCACGACCTCCCCAGCGGTCATAACGCCGTCTTCCCTGGTGATGTATACGTGGGTCCACGGGTCGTTGTAGGTGTAAGCGGTGTCCAGCATCTTGTGATACTTGGCCTTGGCCTCTTTCTCCGTCATGCCGTAGAATTCTTCGTGCCCGTAGATGTGGCCCGCCTGCATGAAGTCCTTGTGTACGTTGTAAAACATGTTCTTTCCTCCTTATATGCTCGACCCCACAAGGCCGAGGATGATCTTCATTGTCGTGCTTCCGCTGATACTGCCGGTGATCGTGAGGCTCCCCGCCGCCGTTCCCACCTGCCAATCCCCCGTCTGTGCGCTTGGTGTCCCAAGAGTGTAGGCCAGGACCGTGTGCGCTGCCTTGATCGCTGCATTGCTCACCGTCTTCGGAAGGCTGCTGAATGACCCGATATTCACCGTGATGATCTCCCGCTCCACATCCGCCTTCACCTCGTCCCGGGGATGCACGTGATCCCCTCTGGCATAGGCGTACTCCGTTCCCGGTGCCGCGGTCCCGTCCGGTTTCGGTGTCGTTTCCGACGGTTCAGGCACGCCGAAGTCCACACTTGCTGCGGCGGCCCCAAGTTTTCTAAGTCGCTCGACCAGCGTTCTTTCGATACTGGATCTCATTTTAGCTCTCCTCTATGGTGGTGATACGAGACGCCAGCTCGTCGATTGCGTCCTGCGTGTTCCTCGCCAGCAGGCCGCTTCCATGGGGGTCATAATCGACAGACCTGGCGTCCAGATGCTCGAATAGGAATTGCAGCTCCTGCACCATGCGGGAAACGTAGGTCCGCAGCTCCGCCATCTGCTGCTCCGCGTCGCCCCTCGCGGGGGGCGGCTGTTCCATCAGAACGCGCAGTTTGTTCATTCTAGCTCACCGTCTTTCCGGATAGCCCCAGTGTCAGTTGTACCGTGGTGCTGCCGCTGATGCCCCCACTCAGGGTCAGGCTTCCGTCGGCTGTGACTACGGTCCAGTTCCCCGACTGCGCGGACGGATCGCCCAGCTCCGCCCGGATCACTTCATGGCTGGCCGTGATCTTTGCGTTGCTCACGGTCACCGGCAGGCTGCTCACGGTTCCCAGGTTTATCGTAATGATCTCCTTGTCCAGGTCCGCCTTGCTGGTATCATGCGGGTGCACATGGTCGCCCCTGGCGTATTCCGCCGCCGTTCCGGGGCTCGCCGTCCCCGCCATTTTCGGGTCGTCCAGATAGGGCAGCGGATATCCAGGAAGCACGGTAAGCACCGGCAGCCGGATTTCCGCGTCACGGAAGAACATCTCCTCGTCCGTAATGGCGATGATCCCGGTCAGGAACGCCACGCCCTCGCTGTCCTCCACGCTGGTGGAGACTCCCACGGTCTCGCCGCCGCGGTCCGCTACGATCATGGGAAGGCGCACGTCGTTCCGCTTCGTAAGGTCGATGCTCTCGCCCACCACGTTGTCCGCGTCCCCCACCCAAAGGTTGCCGTAGACATACTTCCCGGTGCTGCGCCCGAATCCCTTTGTGACGCTCAGACGTCCGCCGATAAGGATGCAGCCCTCCGGAACGTGGACCAGCAGTTGGATTCCGCCGGACGGCTCCACGGGGATTGTGATCCGCCGGTTACGCACTTTGTCCGAAATGTTGATGTCCTGCCCCATCCACTGCATCAGTTCGCTCAGGGCAGCGTTGAACATCTGCATGGAGTTGGAGTAGCGCTCATATTCCCCGTTGGCGTAATGGATCTGCGCCTGGAGATACCGGGTGTATACCTTGTCATGGGGTGCCGCCAGGCCCAGCTCCTCCGCCATCATCGCCCAGGGTGGCCGCTCCGGGAATTTGATGGGCTGCAGCAGGAATGCCCGCTGCCATACGATGCCCTCGCATTCCTCGATCCAGCGTGCCTTCTGGACGCTGCTGTAGGCGTTGGGCTCCATAGCGTCCACGTAGCTGATTACTTCGGATACTTTCATGTTTTTGTCCTCTTATTTGGCGCGAGGGAGGGTTATGCGCCATCCCTCATTCCTTCTTTTCCAGGTCGTCGATCCGGTGATTGGCGACCTTCACCCGCTCTTCCAGCAGGCCTGTCTTTTCTTCCAGCGCGTATGTGCGCTCGATCAGCTGATTGTGCTTGTCCTGTTTCTTCTCCAGCTGTTCCAGCCGGTAGGCGATCAGGGCGGTACTTTTCTTGTTGGCGAAGTACGCCCCGCCCAGCGTCCCCAGTAGGGAAAGCACGGCGATGATGATATTGACGAGCCAGTTCATTTGTCGCCCTCCCGCTTGCGGTACTGCGCCGAGCTGATGCCCAGCAGAGCGCCCAGGAAGGTGTCGATGACCGTGATAGTGCCCACGACCTCCTTGCCATAGGGCAAGCCCCAAATCTCACACAGGCCGAAATAGAGCGTACCAAGCGCAGGAAGCAGAATCATAGCGATCCATTTCAGTTTGTCATACCATCCGTTAGGCAGAATCATTTCATGTCATCCTCCTTATACGTCGGGAGCGTGATGCTCCAAATCAGGCTTCTCAGCGCGGAACCTGTTCATCTGGTCGAACTGTGCAATCGTCCTCACGGCACGGATCAGGGCAGCACGGATAAATTTACGCATACTCTACCTCCTTCAAAGGAAAAATAAAGTCTTTGTTTTAGGGTTTAGGTGTGACAGGTACGAATTGCCGCCGCACGGATAAAGTCTTTCATTGTGCGGCCCCTTAATCCATAAACATTGGATAATCATTCGCAGATGCGCATCCGGCAATGAGTATCGTCGGGACAGTACCCTGCGCCGAAATAGCTGTTACACCGTACATATCAACGTCTGGGTATGCGGTATTGATAAACGCCATATAGATTTCGCCATTACCAAAAGGCGAGTATGTGAATACCATAACAACGCCAGCGGCCAACGCGTCATGAATCTCCTGCCAAGTCTTATCCATTACACCCATCTCACCAAGGTGTATCACCAGCACCCCGCTACTGCCACCATTCTCCCACTTCCCGCTTGTGGCGTTATACACCAGCGTCTGTCCGTTCGTGGGGTTGCTGATGTCCACATCCGTCAGACCGGAGAGAGTGGAGGAACCACCTCCGCCACCGCCGGGGGCTTTCTGGCCCATGATGTAGGCGAGGATGTCAAAATTCTTACTCATTGCTCCCACCGCCCCACTCGATCCATTCATCGTCCGCCTCGTCGTAGACGTAGAGCTTCCCGGTATCGTAGGCGGCATAATTTCTGCCCTGGCTGGCGACGCCCTTCATGCTGTCTTTGTCTGCGTCCTTGCCCCAGTAGGTGTCGTCGTACTGTGCCACTTTTCCCATAATTTTCTCCTTTCGCAAAAGGCGGGGCGTAATGCCCCGCCTCTATTCTTGCCCCGTATCAGGTGCTGGTGGCGATGATGCCCGCAGCCCTCAGGCTGTCCAGCAGCGCCTTAAACTCCGCTGCGGTGGGGGCGGCCCCCGCGGCGTCAGCAACGGCAGCGCCCTGCTCCATGCTCTTGCCGTTGACCTTGAGATCGCCGGTGACTTCCAGGTTCGTCAGTTTGGTGTATTCAGGCATATCGAACCCTCCTATCAGGACAGGTCGGTAGCACCGCTCACGCCGCCGACGGCGATGCCTCTCCAGTCGTGGAAGCCGGCGCCGAACCGGGCGTAGCCGTCCCACACGTTGGCCCTGGTGTTCATGTCGATGAAGCTCTGGACGTCCAGAGGCACCCGCTCCTGCCAGATGAGGGTGTCGTAATCCTCGTTGTAGGAGCTGTCGAACAGGAGCCAGGGGGCGGTGCCGCTGGCGATGAACTGGTTGAGGTAGTTCCACACGATGATGTTCCACCGGCCGAACTGGTAATTGAAACCGTTGTTCGCGGTGGTGGGCTCCTTGTCCGCGCCGATGGCGGCAAACACGGCCTTCTTCAGGCTGTGGATGTTGGGGATCACGATGGTGTCCGGGGCGACGCCCAGGATCTCGTCGTTGTCGCCGTGGATATTCTGCATCTTGGTCTCCATCATGCCCAGAGCGTCATCGCTGAAGGCGTCGCTCCACAGGTTGCACTGGGTACCGCCCTTCACCTTGCTGGGATGGCTGGCATAGAACAGGTTCTGGCCGTCCGCGCCGGTGAGGTCGAACTTGCCGCCCCGGAATTCCACGCTGGCATTGCCCTGGATGGCGTTGCCGAGCATGGCGGCGCCCAGCATCTCCCGCACCCGGTAGTAGGCCTTGATGAACTGCTCCGGCCGCTTCTTCAGGTCGATGGCCTTGCTGTCCTCGGCGATCTTCCGGCTGATGGAGAAGCGGTCGCGCCAGATGACGTCGCTGATGATCTTGGAGTAGCCCTCCTCCATGCCGTCGGAAGGAGCCGCGCCGTTTTCGCCGGTCACCTTGAATCCGTCCATGGCGGTCATGCTGGTGTACTTCTCGCCCCAGGAATTGCTCTTGTGGCTGTTGAAGAGGACATCGGTGATGCTCTTCTTTTCAAATGCTTCGGCCTTGCGCTCGATGATCATGCGGATGGGAGCCTGGCTCTTGCCGTAGATGCTCTCGTTGACGCCGCTGGCCTCGGAAAAAGTGATGTTTGCCATAGTCCTTTATCCTCCTTTCCTGATCATTCAAAGCGGACCAGCACGCGGGAGCCTGCCGTGTCGCCGAACTTGGCCACGATGGTCGCCACGCCGGAGGTCTTGGTGCCGGTCACCTGGCAGCCGT